TTGTCCATTTTAAATTTCTGCCAGGACTAGGATTTTATGGCTTTGGACTCATTCATATGATTGGCGGATTGAGCCGTACGGCAACGGCGGCTCTCCGTCAATTACTAGACGCAGGGACTTTATCAAATTTACCAGCAGGATTTAAACAGAGAGGTGTTAGAGTCAGAGATGAAGCTGCTCCAATACAACCAGGTGAATTCAAAGATGTTGATGCACCAGGTGGTAGTTTAAGAGACGCATTCTTTCCACTACCATACAAAGAGCCATCACAGACATTATTAAATTTATTAGGCATTGTTGTGCAAGCGGGACAAAGATTTGCCGCTATAGCTGATATGCAAGTAGGAGATAGTAATCAAGCGGCAGCTGTTGGAACAACGATTGCATTATTAGAACGTGGTTCGAGAGTCATGAGCGCAATTCACAAGAGATGTTATGCAGCTATGAAAAAAGAATTTAAACTGCTTGCAACAGTCGTTTCACAATACTTACCACCAGAGTATCCTTACGATGTTGTCGGTGGTGCAAGAAATGTAAAACAAGCAGATTTTGACGATAGAGTCGATGTGATACCAGTTGCGGATCCAAATATATTTTCAATGTCACAAAGAATTACACTAGCACAGACACAGTTGCAGATAGCAACATCAAATCCTGCGTTACATAACATGTATCAGATCTACAGAAATATGTATGAGGCAATCGGTGTAAAAAATGTAGATGCAGTTTTGCCTGCACCAGCACCAAACATGCCAATGGACCCTAGCATGGAGCACATAAATGCATTAGCTGGCAAACCTTTTCAGGCTTTTCCTGGTCAGGATCACAGAGCACACATCACAGCTCACTTAAATTTTATGTCTACTAATATTGTTAGAAATAATCCTGCAGTTATGGCAGCAATACAAAAAAATATTTTAGAACACATCAGTCTAATGGCTCAAGAACAGGTGCAATTAGAGTTTAGGGAGCAACTACAACAAATGATGATGATGCAACAACAGGCAGCTATGAATCCACAGGTGCAACAACAGCTTCAAGCGCTTACAAATCAGGTTGAAGCAAGAAAATCTGTATTGATTGCAGAGATGACAGAGGAATTTATGAAGGAAGAGAAGAAAATCACGTCACAATTTGACTCTGATCCACTCTTAAAACTAAAATCACGTGAGGTTGACCTTCGTGCGATGGAAAATGAGCGTAAAAAAGACAATGATGAGGCTCAAATTGACCTTGCAAGAGCAAGATTGATGCAACAGGGTGAGATCGCAGAAGATAAGATGGAACAAAACGAAGATTTAGCTAAATTAAGAGCTGGAGTCAGTCTTGCAAAGACCGGAGTCA